TTCGTTCCATCCCAAGCGTTTGCAGCACATCGGCTGCTTGCGGTTCTCCAGAACCCGGCGCTCCAGGAGTGGGCCGAAAACCTGCTGCGACTCGAAGCGACCGTCATGCATCGCTGGATGGAGCGCAGAAACATCCCGACGAATCTTTGGGCCTTGTGCGACTACCAGGAGCGACTGGCAGAGCAGGGCACCTGTTTTATTCAGTGGTGTTGGGAACAAGTAACGAAAGAATTGTTTGCGGCCTTTGAAGGTATCTCCATGCGAGTAATTAACGATGACAAAGTGCTGGCCGCACTTAAAGCCCGATTCACTAAGTTCGGGAAAAATGGAAAGGCCAACGAGACTATTCCTCTCAACTTGTTCCGCACATATCGCAGCCTCAAAGACTACGGCTGGCAAGAGACGATGGACTCTATGTCGCGGGCGACTTTCTATCGCCATATCGACCAGATTTGTGAATGCGGACTCTCAAAAGCTGCCTTGCAGAAGTTGAAGATGGACGACCAGAAGAACAACGTTGTTCCGATCTTGCGCTTCCTGCAAGTTGACTTCGGCGCTCAGCGTCCTAACTGGTACGTCGAGCCATCCGTGGAGGCCGCATGAATCGTTTCTATGAAGTCGTCTGTCAGGGCATCTACTGCCTAACCATCAGCGTTCCGCCTGAACACGATGCCCACGCGATGGCTTGTCGTGCCCTTGGTCTTGATGAGGACGACGGCAGCGTCGAAATCTTCGAGGTTTTCGAATGATGGCCGCAACTATCA